GCTAACTTCACGCACTCTTGTTGCGGCAGATGTATTGCTAGAGCTAGACGCAACGATAGACGCAGCAAGGCGCACACGCACAACAGCAGATGCCGTTGAGGTAACGCCAATAACAATGGCTTCGCCTTCTTTGAAAGCACCGCTGACGCCATACGCCTCAACGCCATATAAGCCTTTGCCGTAAGCGCTGCGGTACGTTACGTCAGCCATTTATGATCTCCTTGCGTACTCGCCATGGTAAATTTTTTCGGCAGCAAGTCTTGCAGCTGCTGCCTCATCCTTTGTTTCATAGCGGCCTAAATGCTTTCGCTTTTTGTCTACATCAATATACACATACCATACATTTCTAGCCTTGTCATACGAAACGCCTTTTATGCCGCTTGCACTATCTGACCTGACCCTTTGGTTCATTGCATTTTGTGATGCCGTTACTTCTCGCAGATTTGACCATTTATTGTTGAGGCCATTACCATCAATATGATCTATATGCTTTTCTGGCCACTTGCCAGTTTGCATCAGCCATATAATTCTATGCGCTTTATATGGATCACCAAGTATAGTAACATTTATATAACTTGTATAACGATCAACCTTGTGCTTGCGCACAGTGCCAGCAGCTTTACCCTTTGGTGTTGCATTTGTTTGCACACGCCAAGTTAGTTCGCCGCTTTCAGGGTTGTAATTAAATAGTGCTTTTGCCAACTGGTAATCAATCATGTATCCACCTCGTGTGTTTGGTGGATACATAATAATACTAGTCGAGGGTTACGTCAAGCTCAGCCGAATTAATCCGTAGCACATCGCCTGTGTCAATCGCCTTGCTTGTTGTCAGCGCTGCATAGGCAATCAAGTTGCCTGCAGAAGCAGCATCAAACACACCAACATGCGTAACCGTGCCATACGAGGCAGTTGCAGTCGGAAACTCAATCGCAGCCGTGTTTGTCGCGGTATTACCTGATACGCTGAACGTAACGCTCTGACGCGCATATGCTGTGCCAGATGTGCTGACTTCTGTGCCTGACGCGTCTTCATCAGGATTGCTTGTAAACAGCGCGACATACCAAGCTGTGGGCCGTGTGGCTGAACTATTAGTCAACAACCAAGTCAGAACTGTTGTTTCAAAGGTATTGGATAAACTCATTAGTAACTCCGTATTTTCATGCGGCGACCAGAGCCACCAAACTTAGAACTTTCGCTTTCCGCATTTATACCATCAATTGCGCTTTGATACAAAGCAGCCCAAACCTGAGTGCGCTCGTCGTTTTTTAAATAGGGGGCAGAGTGTATTAGTGAACCGTATAGGTATAAGTCCTTATGATACTCCAAAACCCAATTCGACGTATTGCTATCAGACAGCGCAGGTATCCGTGAGTAGTAATAAAGCTCTGCGTTGTACGTTCCGTCAGGCGTGGGGTAAACCTCAATCTCGCCAGCAGTGATCGCATAGTAATGCGGCTTGCCTGTCGTATCTGCATTACGGTAGCGACGATCCAACATTTCGCTTTGGCTAATCAATTCTAGCGGCGAAGTGTCATTTGAGGTAATATAAAAGCGTATTGCCTCAAGAAAATCAGCAGGGATTGCGCTGTACTGCGTGTCTAGCTCAGCCGTACTGCGCTTTTCCTGACGCCAATGCTTTACGCGGCGCTGCATGTCAGCTTCAGCCAGCGTAATAAAATCAGGAATGGCAGACGTTAAATCATCGCGGTTCAGAAAATCCGCGATGCTCGTTTTTAGTTCTGCGTATGTTGTAAGTGCCATCTAGCAGTCCCATGCTTTGCGCGACCAATAGTTGGCGCTTAGTTTACTCGTTTTACCTTTAATCCCGCCAGAGCGTGCGCAGTAAGATTTCTTGCGGGCAGGCTGGTCTTTCTTAATGCTCATCTTGGGATCGCCAAAATTAATCTTCTTAACCTCATTGCCCTCAACAGCAAGCACCTCAAACTTCTTAGGCCCACCCCGGCGTGGCTTGTTTATCGCCGTAAAACCGTGGCGCTTCTTGGCTGCGTCGATTTTTTCTTGGCGTGTGCGTGACATTAAAACGCTGGCCCCGTAAATGGCATTGGCTTAGGTGTTTCGCGGCGAATAATATCAGCGCGCTCGTTGATTAAACGCATCTGCTCCTCAATGGGCATCATATAAAAGGTTTCATACTGCTGTGCTAGTTGCTGGGTCGCAATGTATTCAGGTTTTGTTTTCTCATACTCAAGATATGGAAGTCTGCCGCCGCCCAAAACATAATCTCTGTACTCTTGGGTATTTAAATCACCAGCGCCCTCTGGGACACTACCCATCATTTTTGTAAACATAACCATATCTTCGTTTGCAGGTCGTGGCCCCTCTAGCATTGGGCTTGGCGAACTTGGCATAGACATTGGGCTTGGTGCCTGCATTGATGCGGGCGCAGGAGAGATTGGCGTAGAAGTTACGACTGGCATTGCATCACTTGGCTGCAGAGAAACTGGAGCTTGAGGAGGCAAACCAGAAGGTAGCGCAGCTTGTGCTGCTTTTTGGCGGGACAATATACCTTGCGCTACGGACGCTTGGCGCGGGGTTAATGTTGAGGGTTGTGAGCCACGATTAAATTGTCTTGGGTCAAAACCTAATGGCGCAACAGGCTGTGCCATAAGAATAGCTTCTTTTTGCGCTTGTGTAAGCACTGATGGCTGTGTGTTTGGCGCAAAGCCACGCGGGTCAGATGTAACCCTTGGCGTAGCGCGTGTAACCGCAGCACGTTGAGCGGCAGTTAAAACACTAGGCTCTGTGCCGCGCTGAAAGTTACGCGGGTCAGTAACCTGCGGCCCTGCACCACCAAATGGATCAAGACCCATAGCGGCCTCCTGCTGTGCTTGAACTGTTTGACCAAAACCAGCAGGTCGCAACTGAGGGCGCGGGCTTGACGTAACCGCAGGAACACTGCGTTTAACTACCGATGGCGTAGCAGCAGCACGACTAGCAGCCGCCGCTTGCTCTTCCTTAGTGCCGATCTTGTCTAGCAAACCTAAAGCCTTGCGCCGACGAGCACGGCGTCTAGGGTCTTCAGAGCCATACGGTGTGGCAATCATGTTAGCTATCTCAGAAAGAATGCCGCCACCCTGAAACTCGCCACCCATTTGACCAGCGCCACCACCGTCAATCATATCAAGGAAGTCTAAAAACTTAGCACGATTAGCCATCACTTCTTACCTTTTTTCTTTTTGCTCAGCTTTTTTAAGTCTGCGCCTGTTATCTTCTTGCGTGGTGGAGCCACTGCGGCTAACTTTTTTTGCTTTGGGCTATATTTAGAATACGGCATTAGGACTTCACCTGCTTTTCCCATTCATAACACTTAACTTGGGTAATTGTATATGTCGGATATTTAACCTGCAAAGAAGGTACCCCATTCTGCATAAAATCCGCTATGCATTCGCTCTCATCAACATACGCAGGCCCACCGACTGCAAAGCAGTAATTCTGAGCGCATAAGAGAACAAATGCAGTAAACATTACATCACTTCTTACCCTTTACCTTTTTCTTAGCTGTTTTAGCTGCTGCTTTAAACGCTTTATCTGTTGGCGCACCTTTTGCACCAGCTTTGCGCATTTTCTCGCCAGAGCCTGCAGCAATTCTTTTACGTTTTGCATGGATATTATCCCATAAACCTTTTTTCTTTGCCGCAGGCATTACTTCTTGCCCATCTTGGCGCGACACTTGCCCATACGCTTACACGCTGCAGGTGTTGGACAGCCAGCGCAAGGCTTAAAGCCCTTCTTGCCGCCAGCTTTCTTCATTCCACCTGATTTTGATCCATACGCCATAAAAGCCTCCTATGTTGCTGCAAACCTAACACATTACTTGTTTTTCATCAACGTCTGTGACGTTTTCCCATATTTATTGAAATAATTTAAAGATTTGATAGTATATCAATAAGGCTCACTTATGCGGCAACATAAGCAAGCCTCTAACCAATTAGCCCGTAGGAGGGGCATCATGGCTGAAGAAAAACTACCAAGCATTAGTGAACTACGCAATAAGCTGCGTTATGACAAAGATACAGGTTTTCTATTTTCAAGGAAAACTGGAAAGCAAGTTTTCACAAACGTTCATCACAGCGGCTACCTTAAAGGAGCTATAGGAACCAGAACCTTTACTGCTCATAGAGTTGCTATGGCAATTTCTCTGGGGGAGTGGCCTAATGGAGAAGTTGACCATATAAACGGAAATCGATCTGATAATAGATTTAAAAACTTACGAATTGTTACAAGGTCTGAAAATCAAAGAAATGCCAAACTTAGATCAGACAACACAAGTGGGCATGTAGGCGTCAGCAAAAAGAAAGATAAATGGATTGCGAAAATAAAAGAAAAACAAATTGGGACATTTGAAACAAAAAAGCAGGCTATTGCAGCAAGAAAGGCCGCCGAAAAACAGTTGGGCGGATTTTCTAGTAGGCATGGCAGCTAATTAAGCAATACCTTTTAAGCCACGCCGCAGCTCACCCCTCCAAGTTGTCATGGGGCCAGAAAGCGCAGTTGCCGCGTCTGACGCCATGGTTAAACACACAGCGTCCGCAAGGTCAGGGGAGCGAAGCCCGCGCTTGCGCATTTGATCCTTGCTTTCTGCCGCCATCTTCCCTGAAGAGGTAAAGCTGTAACGTATGCTTGTAAGGTCAGCTAAAAGCTCGTCATCCTTCGGGACTTTACAGCTACGATCCTCTAACCACGCTTTTGTCTTAAACCACAATTCTGTTCTGAGATTATTGTAAGTTTCGCCCATACTTGGGCTTTCAGCAACGTTTACACCCCTTACTGGTGCGCCTAGCTCCCTAAGCCGGTCAACAACCCCAGCGCCAACACCTATACTATCAACAAGTATTTCTGATGGCCTTGCGCTGGGGTTTAACGCTTCATACTCTGCCATAACGCGACCAACAGTCTGCATTAAGTCTAAACCGCGCCAACTCTTAACCTCAGTAATAACATTACCCACACGCTTACAAAACGCCGTCCTATCCGAACCAAACCGAGCAGGATCAACAGCCCAGACAGGTTTACGCTCTATGTCTACCTCAACGTCACGATGAGTTGCAGCCTCCACAAGGTGAAACGGGATAATCGTGTCATCGTCAGCAAGCGGAAACTCACCCAACACACGAATACGAAACGCATTGCTCTCCTCGCCATACCTGAGCCGCATCTCATTGACGAACTCATCGCTGACCAAGGGGCTATCTACGCATGACCACCTGCGTGTCCACCAGCTATCTGCCATACGCGTCTGGCTTTCAAAAAACGTACCGCTGCTTCGCGTGGGGTTGCTTAGCATAATAGTCGTCGCATTGTGACCCGACATGGACCCAGCGGCAGCCTCAAATACCTGCTCAGGCACACCAGAGGCCTCATCCACCACCAACATAACATGCTCAGAGTGAACACCAGCCAAGGCTTCAGGCGTTTCTGCACGTGACGTTCTAGCAGAAATAAACATCTCTGCAGGCGCACTCGTATGTTCCACACGATCCGACTTGGTATTCAATATGCTCTGCAAGCCCTCTGGAAGCTCATTTATCCATCTCTTGAGTTCTGCAAACAAGGCATCAAAAAGCTGACTAGAAGTTGGCGCAGTTACAACAACTTTATTTGGGTAATGCATCAAAAAATACCATAGCATTGCCCACGATGCTGCTGTAGACTTACCAGTACCATGACCAGACCGAATGCTAATCTTGCGTTCGCCAGACGCAATCGCATCAAGAAATTCCGCCTGATACGGCAATGGCTCCACGCCAAGCACTTCCTGCACAAATAAAGCGGGCTTCTTGCCGTACCGCTCGATAAACTCAGCCATCGTATTCTGCGCTTTATCACTCATGGTCAATCACCTTCGTTTTACGCAGTGCATCTAAGTGAAGGTCACCAATATTAATGTTGATTTGCTGGTTGCCCTTGTTGCCGTACCTCTGCTGGTTCCATGAGGACGCAGCAAGATTATTCTGGCCCATCTCCTGCTTCATTATGCCCAAATCAATCTGCGATACATTAGCCTCACTTGCATCCCGCGTATTCTCACCACTCAGCGCCTCAAAAATCTCACGCTGCCTGCGCTCAGACATGTTCTCAATCAACTCAAAGTTCTTATCAAAGTACGCATCAGCCGCCTCCCTGCGCGCTTCATTCACTGCCGCAGTTAAATCTGGGTTTTTCATTATTAAAACTCTAAGCGCGCCCTCTGACATGTCCAAGTCCTTCGCTAAACTCCGCAAAGACTTAGCGCTCAAAATCCACTCAAGCAAAAAATCAGGGCCACCCCTGCGCATAATTTCAGCAGTGCGCTCCTTCTGCAAT